TGATGCTTATGTACCAGCTTCACTAATAAACGCTTTCTACGATGCAGCTGCTGCACTAGATGAGAAAGGAGTTTCTAGTGAAGGTAGAGTTGCTGTGTTGAACCCAAGACAGTACTACGAATTAATACAGGGTGTTGGTTCTAACGGTCTTATCAACAGAGACGAGCAAGGTGATGGCTTACAGTCTGGAAACGGCATCATTGAAATTGCAGGCATTAAGATCTTCAAGTCAATGAACATTCCATTCTTCGGATCATACGGAACTAAGTATGGTTCTGCATCTGCAACTAACCCCGGTGTAACATCACCCGGAAACGTTGGTTCATTTGTAGGTGAAACAGCAGAAGACGGTAGAGCTTCTGTAACAGGTATTAACAATAACTATGGTAATGCTACTGACTTCGCTAACAGCTGTGGCTTAATCTTCCAAAAGGAAGGAGCTGGAGTTGTAGAAGCTATTGGACCACAGGTTCAAGTAACTTCTGGAGATGTCTCAGTTGTATACCAAGGTGACGTAATACTTGGACGCCTAGCAATGGGTGCAGACTTCTTAAACCCTGCTGCTTGTGTTGAACTAATCGCTGGAGCTGCTGTAGGATCTACAGGCAACGCTGCATTTGGTGCAACATACCCAGAGAACGGTTAATTTTATTTTTTATACGGGGGCTTCGGCTCCCTTTTTTCTTATGGCTACCACAACTATTGAAACCGATACCGAACTATCCGCAGTTAACTCAATACTGGGAGCTATCGGACAAGCACCTATAACACAATTAAAAGACCCATCCACTGGGGTTATTACAAACGCTAACCCAGAGATACAATTTATATATAACTTATTACGTGATTCAAATGTAGACGTACAATCGGAAGGTTGGCACTTTAACAGAGAGCGTCACGTAAAATTTAGTAAAGATGCTAATAACAAAATAGCTATATCAGACGACATAGTTAGAATAGATTTACCAGACAACTGGACTAGAAATACTCGTAACTTTGTAAGACGTGGTGGGTTTTTGTATGATAAAATTAAACACACAGATGTTTTTACTGATATGGGATCAACTATAGAACTAGATGTTATTAGACTTTATAATTTTGAAGACTTGCCTCCTGTATTTAAAAGGCATATTACATATCGTGCATCTAGAGTAGCTGCTACTCAACTTGTAGCTAACCCACAGCTAGTACAACTCCTTGGATCTCAAGAAGCATTAAGTCGTGCAAGTCTTTTAGAGTACGAGTGCAATCAAGGTAATCATAGTATGTTTGGCTTTGAAGATGAGACTGCATATCAAACATATCAACCATGGAGAAACCTTAGAAGATAATGGCAGGCATTACACAAACTATTCCCAGCTTTGTCTCGGGAATCTCAGAACAGCCCGATCATTTAAAGTTTCAAGGTCAGGTCAGGGATGTAGTAAATGCTATTCCTGACGTAACACTTGGACTATATAAAAGACCGGGAAGTAAACGTATAGGAACTGCTCCTCTGACTAATGTACAGAGTGGTGGTTCTTGGTTTCATTACTTTCGTGATGAGTCAGAAGGATCTTACGTAGGTCAAGTTGCAGCTGACGGACAAGTCAGAGTATGGCGATGCAGCGACGGTACACAAATGACTACCGCCTACGGAACTGGTGGGCAAACCGCAATACAAAACTATTTAGCAACAAGTGAACCAGAGAACTTACAATTCCTTACTATCAACGACACTACCTTTGTTAGCAGTCGTGATAGTACTAACTCTAATACTTTAATAGGAGAAACTGGCACTACAGATGATAGACCAGAAGCTCACTGTGCTATGATCGAATTACTGAGAACAGAAAATGGACGTCAATACGGTATTAATATATACGATAGCTCTGCTTCTTCTAGCCTCACTACTGTAAAACGTGCTACACGTATAAGAATTAGTGCAAATACATTAGACGAAACTGATGGTACAGGTCACTGTCCCAGCATAGGTACAGAAGTATTTAGTAAAGCGTCTGGAAGTAAAACTAATTTAATATTTAGACTTACAACTTTAGGTCAGCAAGGTGTCAGCCCTAACTATAGTGCTAGCAGTAACGGCCCCGGTGGACAGAACTACAGATGTAGTTATCAACCAGAAGTAGTATTACTACATGGTGGCGAAGGCTGGGATGTTGGTGATACAGTAACTGTTACTATGGAAGGTGCTGACTATACCATACGAGTGGAAGAAATAGAAACTACACAAGTTAAAGCTACCTTATCTAGTGCAGGCGATGGACTTATTAGACCTACACCTACACCTTTCGATGCAGATACAGCAGTTACAGCTGACACAATCTTAGCTGGAATAATTAGTGATTTACCGGCTGGTATATCTGCTAAAGTTATTGGACCGGGTATTTATTTATCTAGCTCAAACCCATTTAACGTAGAAATAGCTGAAGAAGATCTCATGAGAGTCTTTCAAAAATCAGTTAATGATGTTACAAGACTTCCAAACCAGTGCAGGCATGGATACATAGTTAAAGTATCTAATGCTAGAATGTCAGATGAAGATGATTACTACCTTAGATTTTCTGGAGAAAATAATTTAGATGGTTCTGGCTCATGGAGTGAATGTGCAGTTCCGGGTATAACTGATACACTGACAAACATGCCATTAGTTATACAGCGTACAGCTACAACTACATTTACTGTTAAACAGTTTACATACCAGACAAGACGAGTAGGAGATACCAACACTAACCCTATGCCTACCTTTGTAGGGAAACGTATTAATAAGGTATTGTTTTTCCGTAATAGAATAGCTTTACTAGCAGGCGAGAATGTTATACTATCTAGACCGGGTACGTTAGGAACTCCTGACTTCTTTATTGAATCAGCCTTAACCGTATCAGCTAGTGACCCTATTGACATATCTGCTGCATCTATGTTCCCATCTGATATATTTGATGGTATAGAAATTAATGCTGGACTGCTTGTATTTAGTACAAACCAACAATTTTTACTAGCATCAGATGATACAGTACTGAACCCTGATACAGCTAAGTTACGAAGTGTATCTACATATAACTATAATAAAGATATACCTCCAATTTCGTTAGGTACAACTATATCTTATCTTGATAACTCTGGTAAGTTTAGTCGTATGAATGAAATGGCTAACACAGCAAGAGAAGGGGAGCCAGATGTAATAGAAATTAGCAAGCTAGTCCCCACATTATTGCCTAAAAATTTGGATTTACTTACCAATTCCAGAGAAAACTCTTTGATATTAATAGGTAAAACAAGCTCTGATACTGTGTTTGGTTACAAGTATTTATCTATAGGTGATAAAAGACAGCAACAAGCATGGTTTAAATGGAAGTTAAACAATCCATTACTGTATCATTTTATTATTAACGATGAGTATTTCTTTGTAGATACAGATAACTTCTTACAAAGTATTAAACTTATACAGTCAGACAGCGACCCTGCTTTTACACAAGATGACGTAGGGTATCAGATACATATTGATAACCATACTACAATCAGTGGTGGTAGCTATAGCTCATCTACAAACTTAACTACATTTTCTAGTGTAAGTTGGATGCCTAATGTGACTACACCTAACTACGATTTAGTACTTATTGATATAGATTCTAACGCTGCTAGAATAGGTAGGTATGCAAAAACTACAGCTACAAGCACTACTAGCTTTACAGTTCCGGGAAACTGGTCTGGTGTAACCTTACAGATAGGTTATTTATACGAGTATCTAGTAGAGTTTCCTAGAATATATCCTACAAAAGTACAGGGAGAAAGATCTTTTTCAGATGTCAATTCCTCACTTATTGTACATAGACTTAAATTACATTTTGGTAAGATAGGTCTATACGAAACGACGCTAACACGCCTAGGAAAAGATGATTACACAGAAATATATGAATCATCACTGTTAGATGAGTATGAGGTGTCAGATGCACCATACTTAGAAGAGTATATTAAAACTATACCTGTCTACGAAAAGAATAAAAACGTAGATATTAAACTTAAATCAAGTCACCCAGCTCCAGCTACCCTAAGAGCTATGGCATGGGAAGGCGACTTTTCACCAATGTTTTACAAACGTGCCTAATTATATACACCCAATCACAACTGAGGCTGCCGAAGAGGTGGCCTCCAACCTACGTCCAGATGACCTCAGAGAGGTTGTAGAAGGTCACGGGATAGATCCTAAGATTTTTCTACCTGAAGTGGCTCAGGAAGGCTCTGCTGTGTATTTCACAGTACCAGACGGCAAGACTGCCGGACTAGCCGGAGTAGGAAATGGCGGTACAATCTGGATGTTATGCACTCCAGAGATACATCGCTATCCAATCACCTTTGCGAGAGAAGCCAAGCGGTATGTCGATAGCCGTCCAGAGGATCTCTTGTGGAATATAGTAGACTGTAGAAATACAGTACATTTAAAACTATTAAAGTTTTTAGGTTTCAAGTTTTTACGTCAAGTTAACTGGGGACCATACAATTTACCATTTATAGAATTTTGCCGTGTGCGTAGACGCTAATGCTTCAGCAAGAAATGCTGCCAAGCAACGATGGATGGAGAAAGATGCTAAGTATCGCTCCGATTCACTAAAATATTTTAACAGAGAAACTGCTGCCGAACGTGGTATGCAAAGAACTGCTATGGGCTACAGTAAAGCCATTAGCAACGACTACCAGAGAGCCTTGTATGTACAGGGTAAAGCTCGAAGACAGTACGAAAAAGGATATATTAAGTATCTACAAAACAAAGCAACTGTTGATGAAGGCGGTAGAGCTAGAAGAAGAACAACAGGACTGCGAGAGATTACAGCTATGAAAGGAGCTCTTGACAACGCAGTAGCCTACGAGTTTGGACCGAACATGCAACGACGTTACCGAGCAAGACTGACGCAGATGCAAAACCAACAAGCCAAAGTACGAAACAACCTAGGTCTTCTACCAGAGTATGGAGCACCTGTATTGATGCCACCAAGCGATAGACTGAGTGGTGCATTAAGTATTGCAAGTCAGGTCGTAAGTATTGCAACTGGTCTGGGCGTAGGTAACGCAAGTGGTATTTTATTTGATTAAATTATGTCATCATCATATTTTGAATCCCTTGGTAGACAGGAAGCCGCCCCCTTTACCATGGACGAGCTTAACTATACAGAAACAGAACCTGATTTAGTTAAACCTATGAACGAGCAGATCAATGAGAACATCAAAGATCGCCGTCAATTTTTTACAGATAATATAGCTGCTTTTAATCAAACACAGGCAGCTCAAAAAAGCAGACTTAGTGACTTAGCTTCACTAACAAAAAGTGGTAAGATACTTCTTGATAAACGTAAAACTTACCAAGCTGGCGATGAAGAGTATGATAAGATAAAAGCTCTTTATGACAACGAGGAATCTAGATCTAGGTTTGTAGATGCAAGTATTAAGGTAGATAATCTTAATGCTGATATACAGGTAGACTCTGCTGATGCAGTAGGTCAAGCAGTCGCAACAGGGCAGTCTGATGGTGAGCCTATATCATTAACTGGTATAGCTGATTTTGAGATGAATACTGTTACAGAAGATTATCGTAATGGTACTACTGCTACAAACGGTATGGTCGACCATGTACCTCAATACATGAAGATAGCGTTTGAAACTCTTACATACGATGATAAGTTTTACAATGAGCTTAGTTATTCCGATCAGACAAAATGGAGACGACTTGCTTTTGCTAGGTATATCCAAATGTGGAGAGAGGAGCATCCTAACATAAGTGACAGGCAGATTATTAGTAAAGTTATGCCAGTCCTTATGGCTGAGAACAAGCGTCTAGATGGCGAAGGAGCTGTAACACATGTAAACTCAAGTCGTGAAGAAGTAAACAGCATTAGAGTTAGAGGAGCTATTAACACTATTAAAGCTGGATATGCTAATAGTCAAGATCCTGAGAGCCCTCAGTATGTAGACGGTATATTTACTCGAAATAGTATTATACAAATTTATGAAGCTGAAGCTCTAGGTTTAGGAATTGCTAACCCTATGAAATATGCTAACGATAAGTTTGTTAATGACGTTATTATTCCAAATGTTGGTGAGTTTTCTGAAAACGAAATTGAGTGGTTATTAAACGATTATACTTTTAAAGCTAAGGGTGGTGGTACAACTACATATGCCCAGTTACAAAATGGTAATGCTCAAAAAATAGAAGCTGCATGGAAAAAGCAAAAAGTACTAGACAGTGATCTTCAACTACAACATAGGCTGGATGAATTAAACAAAATGTTTGATGTAGACGGCTATAAAGTTAAACGGGAAGATATAAATATTTTTAACAATACACCTTATGCACAGGCAGCAGAAGATTTAATTACCAGAAGTAATAGACATCCTTTACAGTTACCAGAAAATAAGTATCACTTAGGCAATATTAATGCAGAACTACAAAGAAGATCAAAAGATATTAAAATTTTTGGAGATCAAGTTTTAGATGACGGTTATTCAGATGATGTCTACAAATCTCTAAAAATTAAAACCGATAAAAGATTCATGGAAATTATGAAAGCTTATAACGGTCAAGAAAATCAGGTAGCGTTAGCAACACAACAGCTATTAACAGAAATAAGAGGAACAAAAGACGTACCCCCTGCGTTTGATAGTTTTGAACCAGCTTCATATAACAAAACTCTTTCTCTCAATATAGAAGATTCTACCAAACTGTATCAACAAGATCAGGACGGCACACTTTTTTCTGATAAAGTACACGCTGCTGAAGAACCTTATATAAAAAATGCTATTAACAGTTTTTTAAAAGGTGAAAAATTAAGCAGCTACTGGTATGAGGTAGCTAAAGTTGTAGATAACAGAAACGGACAAAAGGTAGCTTACGATAGACTGAAAGCATTAGGTAAGCTTGACCTCATAGGTGGACCTAGATCTGCTTTTGAGTCATTAATTGATTTAGGAGATAGAGATACCACACGATTTATAACTAATAAACCTACCGAGTCATCAGTTTATCGAGCTATATTAAGTAGTAATGAAAACGAAAACGAGTTATTAAATAGAATTATTAATCCAGAAGTTAATGAGAATGGTGGTGTAAATGCTATTAAAAACTCTAACGGAAAGTACACTACAGATGTAGTACTTGAAGACTTAAATGTGGAAAACATACTTACAGGTATTGCTGATGGCACGTACGATCAAAACACAGAGTTTGGTTTATTTAGTATAAAAGGAGTAGGACTACAAGAATTATATAATAATGGTCTAATTAATTTAGATGATGATTTTAGTAAAGCTTTTCAAATAGGTCTTATTAAACAAAGACTACGGTACAAGTCTAATAACAAACTACAATTTTCAGGTGCGGACAGTACTTATAGAAGACTTATAAATGTCCCTAAAGAAGATAGAGAAAGGTTCATTGAAATTATTGGTGATCTAGGTCCATACTTAGACCCTAACAACTTAAGCTCGGCAGCTCTACGGGGACTGGTTGAGGAAACTTTATAACTATGAATGAAGAATATCCAGTCAATGAGTATGATTCTACGGGATCGCAAGCCGTTGACGAACTTCAGTCTAACCGCCAACAGGCATTAGAATTTGAAGAAGAGAGAAAGAAACAAGAGGAGCTAGCATCTTCACAAAAACAAGATGCACAGGCTGTTCAAAATGACCCTCGAAATGCAGACACATGGGGAATCCAAGCAGTCGCTAAAGAGGCTCAATCTATTCTATCCGGAGGTTTACAAGACACTGCATCTTCTGTAACTACATTTGCTGAACGTACTAAAGAAGCGTTAGACGGCACAATGCAGAGAGAGAAGCAAGAGCAGGGTTATTACAAACCAGACTGGGACCCTTTTACAGATCAAGATGATCCTATCATTACTAAAACTTGGTGGGGTAAACTGTTAAGAGGTACAGTACACTTTGGTTCATTAGCAGCTGGTACAGTTCTAGCTGCTAAGGGACTCGCTGCAACAGGAATTCCATTACTAGCTGGAGGTGCTACGGCATTACTTAACGCTGGTACAGTTACCAGAGCTATGGCTATTGGTGGTATTTCTGATTTAATATCTAAAGAGTCTGATGGCATGAACGCTTTAGGCTCATTACGTGATCACTATGGTTGGGTAGATACGCCACTCAGCACGAAGGAAACTGATCATCCTATCATGATGAAGTTTAAAAACATTGTTGAAGGTATGGGTATTGGTTTAGCATTTGATGGTGTAGGTTATTTACTAGGTAAAGGTAGTAAGGCTGCTAAAAGACAGATAGTCAGACGAAATGCAAGCATAGAAAACCAGACTACTACAGCTGCATTGATACAAATACGTCAACGTGACGCTGAGTTTCGTGCTGCTAAAAACGCACCTGTAGCCCAAAGGCATCAAGGTGCTGATATATCCGAGGTTACACCCGGAGAAGCTAGAGATCAGCTAAAACGTACACGTCAAGACTGGGGATCTGAAGATGGGTCTACTGGTTCAGTTACAACTAACGTAGAACGTGAACGTATAGTAAGAGAATCAGGTACAACTGACGAGATCGTAGAAAGAACTTTACGTGGTTTATTTAGTGACGATAAGTTTTCCAAAGAATTAGATGCAGTTAAGGGTAATAGAAAAGCCTTAGCTGATGTCTGGCGTGACGCTGTTACAGAATATCATAAGATAACTGACGGCAGAAATCCTATGGAAATGTCAGGAGAGGAATACTTAAGTGATTTATTTGAAAAACAAAAAGCTGTTATACCATTAGGTGATGAAACATTTGAAACATGGTCTGCTGAAACCGTTGTTACAGCTGACTTAGTAGTAGGATCTTTACTTAAACAACTTAGAGATACAGGTATAGCTGGTAGAGAACTAGCAGAATTTGTATCACTAGATGATATCGACGGTCCAGCTAAACAGGTTATTGATACTATGTTAACTGCTATGTATCAAACAAAGAAATCTAGGTTTGTAGCCTCTGATTACTTTAGATCTTTTGGTGCTGGTAAGACAAGACAGCAAGTTAATGATGCTGTAAATCAAGCAGTACAGTCTGACATGAAAGATGTTAAAGAATCTATTATGTCTATACTAAAAATTGCTAAGGATGATCCAAATGATGACTTGCTAAATGCTTTGTTTGAAGCGTTTACAATGATGAAAGATGTAAATAATCTAGATGACTTTGATAACTGGGCACGAAAAGTGCTAAAAGGTGGCCAACTAGAAGAACAGGGACCAGATCGTACAGGTGCTTTGATACGTAACTTACAAGAAATGATAAGTCATAGTGTATTAAGTGGACCTAAAACTCCAGTTCGAGCACTTTTAGGTACAGGTAGTGCAACATTTTTACGTCCTCTATCTACATTTTTAGGTGCAACAATGAGATATCCATTTACAGGAGACTCAGCTACTATACGTGGTAGTCTTGCTTCTATGAATGGTATGTTAGAAGCTGTACCAGAAGCATTTGATTTATTTTTTACAAAACTTAACGGTTACTGGAGTGGAGAACTATCTACAGTTAAAACTAGATACATCGAATTTAACAAAGGAGATGCTAACTGGGAGTTAATTCGTAGATGGGCAGAAGATAGTGGTAGAGCAAGTGTAGAAGATCGTGCTATCTTTGCGACTACTAACATGATACGTAATATAAATAACAATAATCTTTTTACTTACTCTACTAAACTAATGGCAGCGACTGACGATGCTTTTACGTTTTTACTAGGTAGAGCTAAGATGAGAGAAAAAGCTATGCGTAGAGTACTAGAGCTACAGAGTGATGGTGTCGAGATACCTAACATTACATCAGATGTGATGAAAGCATATCAAGACGACTTCTATGCAGAAATTTTTGATGCTAACGGTAATATAAAAGACGATGCAACTATGTTTGCAAAAAAAGAAGTTACTCTTACTCAAGACTTAACAGGGTTTTCTAAAGGGCTAAACGATGTATTAACATCTAACCCATACGTAAGACCTTTCTTTTTATTTGCAAGAACTGGTGTAAACGGATTAGCACTTACAGCTAAACATACACCCGGATTTAATTTCTTAGTTAAAGAGTTTAACGACATAGCATTTGCAACTCCTGATAACTTAGGTAATCTTAAAAAATACGGTATTAACACAGTTGAAGAGTTACACAACGCTAAAGCTCTACAAACAGGTAGATTTGCTATGGGCACTGCTGTAACCTTTATGGCTATTAATGCTTGGATGACAGGTAGGCTATCAGGTAATGGTCCATCTGACAGACAGATGCGTCAAGGATGGATAGATGGTGGTTACGAGCCTAGAACTATTGAAGTTGGTGGTGTAAGAGTGGGTTATGATTCTATTGAACCTTTTAACCTTATACTATCTACAATCGCTGACGTAGGTGATGCTAGTATATTAATGGGCGAAGAGTGGACTGAAAAAGAACTACAAAAGATTTCTTTAGTAATAGCTCAGTCTATATCTAGTAAGTCTTACCTAGCTGGTATTCAACAACTTGTTGATTTAGCTGCTGGTAGACCCGGCCAAGCTGAACGTATACTCGCTAGTATAGGTAACAACACTATACCTTTAGCTGGACTACGTAATGAAATGGGTAAACTTATGAACCCACACATGCGAGAAATAAACTCTGGTGTGTTTCAGTCATGGCGTAACAGAAACTTATTATCTGAATATTTACCCGGTGAGGACTTACCTTACAAATTTGATATGTTAAACGGACAGCCATTAAAGCAACACGACTTTATGACTAGAGCATTTAACATGGTTAGCCCTATATCTCTTAATTTAGATCGTGGCCCCGGTAGACAATTACTGTTTAACAGTGGATACGATTTAAGAATATCTACATTCTATGCTCCAGACGGTACTAACTTAACTGATGATGCTAGAATTAGATCTGAGTTTCAAAAAGCTATAGGTCAATTTAACATTGAGCTTCAGCTAGATGAACTAGCACTAGATCCAAAAATTCAACAGTCTATTGCTTTAATGAGAGCTGATATACGAGCTGGTAAACGTGGTGAATTTAATGCAAGAGACTATTATCATAATATTGTCATTGACCGATTGTTTAAAAAAGTAAGAAAGTATGCTTGGAATTCTATTAAGAATCAAAAAGCTATATATGCTTTACGTATGGAACAGCAAGGCAAAGACACATCACAGGCGATGAAAAAAGCCCAATCATATAACTTACAAAACATGTATAAGTAATGGCAACAACTTTCGTAGATTATACAGGAGACGGAAACGCTAC